TCAATAACATCTTTAACCAAGCCCTTCTTACCATCATCTAACTCTTTTGCTATCTGTGTTATAACATTTTCACATACTCTTTCATCTCTTTTGAGTTGTGCTAATGTTAAACTAGCAGTATCATAGTTAATTGGTGGGGCTTTTGGAAATACCACAGCTTTAACCTTGTTAGCTACCTTTCTATATTTACCACCATAAGTAGTAACAGTAACTCCATTATTCTGGTTTTGTTTGGTTATTTGTTTATTGCGTCTAACCCAACGCTTATATGATTTATTACGTTTCATACTATATATACGTGAACATCTCTTATAAATCTTTAGCATTTCATTAAACGGCGTTATATTCGTGCGTGAACCTAAATAACAACAAAAATACCATATAGCGTAGCATTAGATTAATCAGATTTATCATATTATTGTCATATATATTGTGATTTTGTTTCGTGAGATATACCCAAATACGTTGCCGAATTTGTCGAATTTCACGCCTAACTATTTATTATCTACAACAATACAATATATAAGTCTTTGGTGCATACTGTGCCTACTGTTCTTACTGTGCTGCTGGGTCTAGTCACGATGACAGGTCAAGGTCTAGTTGCCTGTACAGTACTGTACATGTACAGTGTACAACTAGTGTACAGACCACCAAAAGATAGTGTAGAGCCTCCCTGTACAGTGTACAAATGTACGTGCTATCCAATCTCGCTGCCGTCCTTAGCCAACAAACTAGGGAGATATTAGGATAGCACAGTACAAAGCATTACCTCTTGCAAGGTGCTTCACACTCCTAAGAGTGTGCGTATTATACCATTCGTTATGTATGGTAAGATGTCCTTCTTAGTCATGTACATTGTACATGTACTTAAAAAAAAGGGAAGGGATGATCTAGTCAAGGTTCCTGCACCTTGCGTCTTGCTCATCCCAGATGTCTTGCTGCATTTCTTCCTTCTCACATAATATGTCATCTAACGTGTAACCGTATGATAACATATCATCGATGTCATGATCGTCCATCCTATAGACTGAACGCAGTTTGTCTTTGATTGCTTCATCACCCAGTGTGATGTAATCATCAGCACCAGCTTGGATTGTAGAGTAGCCGTTCTCACTGCCACCCCAGAATCCACTGAAGCTGAATCGATCCTCGACAAAGTGATCGTTGCTGCACGAGTTGCCCTTATGGTTAACCCAACCACTACCGTACTTAACTATACCCTCGCTCGTAAGTATAGCTATCTTATTCCAACCATCCACGAGTTTGTTCAACTCAGTGTGTCCTAGTTGGAATGCTAGGTATGCCATTATTCTGCTATCAGAATAGTCACCCTTTGGTATTTGTACAGGTGTTTTCTGTACTTTGAGGAATCCTAACAGTGCGTCAGTATATTCATTCCAAGTACCATTATGGAATAATAGTTCCTTGGTAGTTTTTACTGCTTTCATGTTAAGAGTAACTTCCTCAGTTATCTCAAAGGGATGGCAGAGTTGGGGTTTGACACCACCCACGCTAGCTATCCTGAAATGGATAATAGCAGTCGTAACGTGGTTAGGTGCGAGTTGACGTTGAATAAGTTTCCACATCTTGGAAGCTTTGATACCCTTACGGTAGGATTTGGTGCCGTCCTTGTTTAACCAAGCGATTGCACCACCATGAGAGTTCAGCGACTCGGCTGATTTCAAAGTCTCTTTCGAAGGGAACTCACCGTTCTCGACGCATATAATAACACACATATACACATCACCTCCTTTTGGTTGTGATAGTTTGTACTATCTGCTTAGAAGTCATTTTATATCTGTCAATTAAAAAGGTGGGTACGTTCATCACCCAATGTGATGACGCTTACTAAGAGAGACTGACACCAGTCCAGTCTTTCTTTTCAGAATGCTTGCGAGTTATGTAAGTCCTAAGAATTCCATAAACTGCATAGAAGGCAAACAGATTCAACTCTTTCTTGCGAAAGACAGGAAGTAAACGTACTTCCAATGTCTTGTGCAGTGACCAGCAGAAATTAAGCTGGGTGTATCTATCTGAGCCTTTATCAGTCATGGAACGTTGTACCGTTGGTCTAAACTCTCTCTTACAGAAGCTGTTGTTACCACTAAGTCGATTCCAAAAAGCAGAATCTTCATTAATGTGTCGTGCTTTGCCCCATCGTCTCATGCCTTCTAAAAAGAAGTCATTAAACTCTTCCTCCATAAGCCAACTGTACTCTTCTGGGGTAAAACCCCCAAAGTGTATGTGTTGACCACAAGACCTGTTGGAGTTGACAACAAAGCTGTCTATCTGTTTGAGCCACGATACTGCCTCGCCAACACTCATTATTGGAGAGACTGCCTCTCCATCAACAGTTGAACTGTTGTTGCAATCACACTCACATTCACAGTCACAACCACAACGTGATAAATCACAGTCGTAGTAAGTGTCTCTGTCGGTGTAGTTTGCGTAGTGTTCGTCACAGACGCTGCCGTTGGACTTACATTCCTTACAATCGTCCTCCATCCAATCATCAGGATCACAGTCACATGATCCAGAGACAGAGGACATATGGGTACTGCAGACTTCACATGACAGACATTCTGAACAGTCACAGTAATTACCACATTCGCAGTAATCCCTGCACGAGCCGTCACAATTGTCGTCATCTTGGCAATGACCACTGACATCAACGCTACCATCTTCGTGGAATGCTCCACCATATGGTATGTTTTCAGGATCAATTTCGCCTTCGTCTTCAATACCCACTTGAGGGGTATTCCATCCTAAACTCATTGTATTTTCCTCTTGATACTACGTGTCCTTATTGCACACGCCTTACCGTTTATCTGATAAGAAAAAAAGGTGTCCCTACGATTCATAGAACATGTTAATGTACTTGTCTAACACCCTGTGGTCTTCTTTGGTGTAATGATGTTTGTTCCACAGTGGATAGGGATGTTGTGTTAGGTGAGAGAATGTAGTATACCAATGATGGTTTCTACGTTCTCTTATGTGCCTAACAAAGATAGTCAACGTGAGTAGTGGTATTCCTACCACCACCCACAGCCTTCGATGGAATGATAACCATCGGATTATATGAGGCAAGTATAATGTCCTAAACCGTTTATCTGGTTCCATCCTCAGGGCTTCACAAGTCAGACATTCTGAACAGTCACAGTCAATTGAGGACTCCTAGCTTGTACTCAGTGCTTCATCTCAGCGCTAGGACATATAATCAGTTCTGATTCCAACGATTCCAACCCTATGGTTAGGTATCAAGATGTAATATGTAGAACTGATGAGTGAAAATGGGCGTAACGCCCAACTACCTAGAATGTACACGTTCTTTACTCGCCTCGCCTGTCATCTTATAACCACGACTGTGGTGAACAGGAAACATATAGACCTCAAGAGGTCGTGTAATCTGGTAACTGTAAAAGTTTGGAAGGACGAACAACCAAACTTGTAATCTGGTGAATAATATGGTACCGAGTACATTCATCAATCACCCTCCATGTGATTCGTGTACCCCCTCGACCCTTATCTGTTATATGATAAGAAAAAAGAAGGAAGATTAGATGTCAACACGTCTTCGAGTCGTTCGTCTATCTCGATATAGTGCCTCGCCTACCTCATCATACCATGTGTCGTAATGCTTGAGTGCTTCGGCAGTTGCCGTAAACTCAGTCATGAAACGAGACATTTCATATGATGTGATTGGTGGAGCGCCTGTATACACATGTACCCAAGAACCTTTCTTGTCAGATGTATGCTCATTGAGAGCAATCCTCAAAAGAAACAACAGGTTTGGACTAGTAACCCAATCATGATTGTCGGTAAACCGACCGTCAGATATTCGGTACTTGCGTGCCAAGAATGTTGATTCACGAGTATGTGTGTTCAAACGACTGTTAGTTAGAAGCCAATTTGCATAGGCTTCGTCCTCGACTACTAGTGTGCCGTCCTCGTGAGGACGATAAAAGTTGTAGTCATCTGCATCGAAATGTGTTTCGAACTTTCTAATCTGTTCGAGTAGCCTGTGTTGATGTGCGCCTATGAAAGTAAGCATACCATCAATGTATTTGATTTCTGCAAAGGGTCTCAAGGTCTAACCTCGAATAAGTAGGCTTGACTAGGTTTAATGAAGTTGTGTAGTCGAGCGTCTTGTTCTCGATATGTCTCATCAAGGATTCTAAGAACATTCATTCGTCTATGTGTGTCATTATTCATGGCATACACGAGTGAACGCCTGTTCTCATCTTCAACTATAAGACCTCTTACTTCAACTAGATTAACTGTGTCAAAGCACTCTAAAGCCCTTCTGAAGTTATCTTTAGCAATACTGAAAGCTTCTGGCTCGTCTTGAGCCATTAGTTTTGTTCGTGCTAGTTGATATTCTTCAACAGTTATCTCACCATTGGCTACTGCACTACTAAGAACACTTTCAACGGTCATGAGAAAATATCCTCAGTAATTCCAATTTGAAAAATTCCCAGAATTTCAGAATTTAAAAATCCCAAAATCCCAGAATTTCCAATCTGAGAAAACATAATAATAGTTATATGGATTTACATATAACATTTCCACAATGTAGGAGGCGTGAGACTGCGTGTGAGGTAAACATGGAGAAAAATCAAAAATTCAAACTTTGGAACTTACAAGAAAATTACAAGTCACTTGTTAGATACTTTGAACGAATCTATCATTTCCCTTATCACTTTCATGCGATACTCGTGCTGGGCAGGGGTAACTTCCTCACTTTTCTTTGCTTGCTCTACAATCTTGACCCAATCGTCAAAATGTTGTTTCCAAGTCTTATTATCGTCATACATACACTATATACACTAATATCTAATATAAATCTTACTCATCGGAAATCCACACCCATTTACCATTGGAATTGAGTTTTTTAGGCTTTTTCTTACGTGCGTCGAGGTGGGACAAGAATACCATTGTGTTCGCTATCTGATACACTAGTTTGGTTCTTTCAGAACCAGAAGTATGTTCTAACTTCTTTTCTAACTCTTTAATAATAGCCTCTAATGTGTCTCTAGAGGGTATATCCCACTCCTCTTGCTCTAATAAGCCAAAACAGTCCTTTAATCCCATCTGCCAAAACCTCGTACCTTAGATGGTTCCTTGTCTTGTTTATATCTAGAAGCATAATAGCCCATAGTAAGACCACCGACAAAAAATGCAATTGATATAACTGACCAAATTGTGTTAATGTCCAACGTTTTTCCCCTTTCTTGGTCTAAAAGACATTCTTCCATGACAACATGGACAACGGACTTTATGCCAAGCCTCATCTTTTAAAACCCAAAAACTACAGTTTCTACAATAACCATGTGTTGTATAAGGCATTTGATGTGATGAAGGTATTTTCCATTTACCATTATTTTTATTCATATCACATAATCCATGACACATTGTTACCATTTTAAATCACTCATTTTTCTTACCTTCCAACATCATGTATATTTCAAAGTCATCTCGTGTTAAAAGCTCCCATTTCTTCTTTTCATGCTTCATACATATATTACATAGTAGTTGGCTTTTATAAATGTTTACATCTCCTTCTTTCCAACATATTTCACAAATATGGTCAAATTCAGGATTTCTACCCATCAAACTCATCACACTCGCAATTATTGTATGTTTCACCACATTCTTCGCATTCCACTTGATCATCATCTTCATAATTATTCAACTGATTTACCCTCCTGTAATCTTCTTAATTTGAGTAAAACTTGAGTATATCTGTTGTCAAGACGTGTTTTATCACGTTGAATTTCCTGTAATTCGGTAATTAACCAATCATACAGTTTATCTGCGTTCACCGTCTAGCCTCCCATGTGACCTTTCATGCTCAAATATTTCTTTATAATCTGCGTCAGTTGTATGATGACTTGGTTGATTTTCCTTAACCCACCCACAGTATTTACATGTATATTTCATCGTTTTCTCCGATCTGTTCGATCATATATCTTGGCGTGTTCTTTACACCAAAAATCAACATCAAATTCAGTATCTTTATCACACCCATTAACATTACAGATCATAATGCATAACCTCTTTCTTTATAACATTTTGTGCAATGTTGCCCTGCATAGCCATCTTGTGCATTATTACGAACAGGTATATTATCTACCCATTGATGAGAACACTCTTTCATTTCATATCCCTCATTATATTTGCCAAATGACATGCACACCTGCATTTATTTCTGTCGCAAAATACCGTTGCGCACGAAGTGCATCTAAGCCTCTTTGTTTTCAATTTTACCTCCTCCAGAATTTTCGACTGCTGACGCTACCAAAGTACCCTGTATTCTGAACAAACAGCGATATAGTTCGCCTTTCGAATGTTCTTCGAGCGTTTTAGTACATGCAGTACAAACTATTTTTTGTAATTGTTTTTTACCGATCATTTTTATCTATTATCTAATAGTACTTCCCTCTTATATGTCTTTCTATTTTTATTTTCTAGTTTACCCAAAAGCCAATATGCTGTAAAACATGCCAAACCTATTGGTAATAGGATTAATGTGGCAGTAAAGAATATGCCAATAAAAATTAACCAAACTCGCCCACCTAATTCTTGCATACTATAGTATACATGTTACTTAATATAAAGCTGGCTATTTAGAAACGTTTATATTATTAAAAAACTACCATAAAGTGTGAAAGGTTGTAAAGGAGTTTGTGATAAAGTCGGTACAACAAGACCTTTTGGAAGACCATATGAAACACATGTTTTATGCAGAAGGTGTTCTGCTTGGTTGCCAAAGACCCTTTTAAAAGATGATTTAAAGTGTATTTGCTGTAAACAAAGAACCAAACACAAGCCTTCTAAGAGGAAAGCATGCCTTTAATGTTTGTTTATGGTACTTTGGTTGATGATATAACACGCCAAGCTGTTTTAATGAGAAAGGTAAGTGCCGAAAAAGATACTTTGAAAAACTTTGAAAAAGCCCCCCACAAATACTTTGAAATTTACCCAACAATTAGAAAAGCAGATGATAAAACTGTAGAAGGTGTTGTTTTTCCTGTAACTGTAATGGACTTGGTTTCACTTGATAGATATGAAACACATCATTATAAAAAAATAAAAGTTAATTTGGAATCAGGTAAAGAGGCACTTGCATATATTGAAAACTTAGCCTAAGAGGCAAACCTTGCAACCCTTAAAACCTATTGTTTCCCTAAGTTTGGAATTGCCTGACGGCTGATTCTATTAATATATAAACCCAATTTAAGTGTTTTCTTCTTCTTGTTTTTCTTCTTTAATCTTATCTTCTGCAAGGAATGTAAGTTTCCAAAAAACTCGTCGATCGTCCATTGGAATTGCGTCCAATTCGCCCTTGCCAAACACTCTTTCAAACCAACCAAACAGACATTTATAGTCTGTCGAACTTAATTCCACCATATTTTCTTTTAAACGCTATCGCTTTTAAAGTATATGTAATTGCTCATTCGCTACTTGAGTCCTTCTACTGGGATAGATATGCAAGCTCACACCACAACTACAGAATACTTATATTAGTAGTAGTTTTATTAATATTATGGTTAAAGTAGAACATACACATGAAAATGGCACTAAACATACCCATGAAGGTGGAGACAAACCACATACGCATGAGAAATCATCTAAATCATGCAAATGTAGTGAAGAGATAGGAAGATCGTTAACATGCTCTTTACATGGCGACCCTGACAAAATTTGACGCTGATTTAACAAAATTAGACAAGTTTATATACCTACAATTATATAGATATTTATGGGATTTAGAGACAGTATAAGGAATGCTTTTAGTTTTAGGAATAAATCACAAACAAATACAACAACAAGACCTAGTGTAGCACAACCATATATGGCTACCGATACAGGTGCCAAACTACCAATTTTTCCATTTCCTCTAATTATGATTTATGAGTTAGCAGATAATATTGATGCATTAAGAATACCAATAGAAACACTTAATCGTGAAATGTTTAAAAACGGATTTGAGATAGTTGAAAGATTCAAATACAAATGTGAGAATTGTTCTAAAGAATTTCAATATGCACCAACTGCTGAAAGTGCTGACCATGAAGAACCACAAAAAGATTCTTATGGTGTAGAAAAGTTTGAACAGACAGCAGAACCTATGGCTTGTGATTCATGTGGAAGCAGTGACTTGCGTAGACCAGTACCAGAACATAGAAAGATACTTGAAAGTTTAATGTCCAAACCAATTAATGGAAATAATCAGACACTTGAAGATGTTTCTAGACAATTAGAACGTGATTTAGAGATTGCAGATAATGCATATTTGTTATTATTAAAAAATTATTACATTGATGATACAACAGGAGTTATTGATAATGAAAAAACCGAAATTAAAGAGCTTTTAAGAATTGACCCACCACAAGTTGCGATGATCGCAGATTCTGATGGTAGAATTGGTTATGATGACAAGAGAAACAAGATTTATGTATGCCCTAGGTTCGAACATCGTGACAAACGACTTTATTCGGATAAATGTGACAGATGTAATGCAAAAGCACTAAAAGCAATTCTTGAAGTAAACTCTGTCTATTCTATAGGTGTTCCTCATCCAAAAAGAGTTATTTATGCAGATGGAGAGGTTATTTGGAAGGCAGGTAAGTATAAACCATCATTAATTTATGGATTTTCCCCAATATTTGCAGTTTGGTCAAAAGCAATGGCATTAGCACATATGGATGAATATGTTAGAAAATACTTTGATAAAATGAGACCACCAAGAGGATTATTGGTAGTTGCTTCTCGTAACTATGAAACATTTAGGAAATCTTGGGATGCTTTAGAACAAAAAGCCATAGAAGACCCTTACATGATACATCCACTTATGGTAGAAAGTGATAAAGGTGGAAGAAATATGGCACAATGGATGGATTTTACAGGTTCATTACAAGAATTACAGTTTATTGAAGTTAGAAAAGAATTAAGACAAATCATTGGTGCAATATTTGGTGTATTACCACTTTATTATGGTGAAATGGTAGGTGGTTGGTCACAAGAAGGATTACAAGTTACAATTACAAATAGAGCAGTGAAATGGGGTCAAGACATACTTTACAAGGCATTTTTCAAGAAATTTGCTGAAGTAATGAATGTTGATGATTGGGATATTAAGTTAGTACAAGGTGAAGAGAATGATAAGTTAGCAGAATTACAAAGAGATGGTGTAGAAATACAAAACATGGCATTATTACAACAAATGGGCTTTGATATAGAAAGAACACACACTGGTGAGTTTAATGTTTCAAAGTCACCAAAAACAATGGAAGAGATGGCAGAAATACAAATGGGCGCTCAAACAGGAAGAGGTAGAGGAACTGCAGCACCATTAGAAAATAGACAGGGATTTGAAGGTCAACCATCACAAACAAGACCAAGTGATATTGGTGGAGTGGCACAGGGATCACCATCATCTGGTTCAGGAACTAGCCTATCACAAAAGAATTACCCAGATGGTATAACACCAGCAAACTTTGATGTTGTTAAAAAAACATTACAGACTTCAATTGATTACGGCTGGAATAAAACAAAAACCGTTGATGAATTACGAAAATTCACAGGCATGACTGTAAGAGAGGCAAGAAGTGTTGTAAAATCAGAATTAGAGTCTGTAAGGAGGTGGGAAGATGAAGAAAAAGAGTGATACCGTTAAAGAAGTGAAAAAGGTAGAAAAACGAGTTATTAAAAAAGAAGTTAAACTTTCTAGTGGAACAGTAAATGTTTATAGTGCTGACTTTGGTGTTATTGATGAAACCATTGAAAACATAAAGAAAGAGTCACGAAAACATGGAGTAAATGACTATTCATGTAATAATATTTACCAAATTCTACAAGACGCACTAAAAAAGGTAATATTAAGTGAAGACTAGTAATGGCAACAAAATTAAACTTAGATGGTGGTAAAACCAATCTTGGTAAAAAAATAGTAGATATTCATCAAGAAAATGAATATACACATGTTGACAACTATAAAGAAGGTCTTTGTTTTGGGTGCTTTACAAAAAACGTTGTTGGTGCATTAGTTCTTGATTGCTGTGGTAATTGTGCAGGCAAACGTGGTAGAGAAACACTTTTAGTTAAAATAAAAGATGTTTATTATGGTATGTGTTATTTTTGTGGTAAATATGAGTTTAACTTAGAACAAATAAATGCTAGATTGTGTAGAAAATGTCATAGAAGAGTTGCAGATGTTATGAAAGATTATAACAAAAAAGGTGGACAATTTGGTGCAGACCCATTTTGGGTTAGACAAAGAAAGAAAAATGGAAAGGATTGGAAGCAAATTTTCAGTAAAAACTTAGGAAATAATCGTTAACTCTTTAAAATTAAATTAATTCTATCAGTTTCAAAGTCATAATATCTATGATTATAGTCAATGGTGTTACATTTTGGTTTACCATCACCAAAATATCTATCGACCTTCCATGTTAGTTTTGGGCTTCTTAGAAATCTAGGAAAGAACTTTAACTTAGATTTTTTAAAATCGAATTTTATTTTTTCAAATAAAACCAAAATAGTGTTTTCTGTCTTATACTCATCTATATTGCCATTACGAAAGTGACAAAGAGATTTTTGTAACATTGGTCGTTCCTTCTCATCATTAGTGTTAGTAACCACCCACAATCTATCCTTATCATGAATATACATGTCAATTATTTTTAATGTCTTAAAAGAATCTTCTGTATAGCCCTTATAGAAGTTTTTGAACTCTTCTTCATTTTCATATACATAGATAGCAGAAGCCATACTTAGTAAATGTATATGTCATTAATAAACACTACGAAACCTTAAATACACTTTCTGTACCATAATATCATGTTAGAAGTATTAGACTCACTATTTGAGGAAATAGTTATAGCAATAGCTTTGGGTTCTGGTGGAATTCTCATAAATTATTTCAGAAGAATATCAAAGACACAGAAGGATTTGTGTTTAAAAGTGCAAGAACTTCAAAAAACCCTTATTATTTTAGCCACTGCATTAGACAGACAGTCAAATAGACTTCATGAGGGGGCAGATTCAGATTTAGAGGATTTGGTCTCAAAAGTGCTTGATAAAAATACCAATGCTTAAATACAAGCGATTTGTTTGATCTTATATGGTTGATCCAGTATTAATAACTGTCGTAGCAGCAGTAATTGGTGCAGGTTTAAACACACTACGAGGCTACCTACATAGAACAGACGAGTCTTTCTCTGCAAGGAAATTCGCAGGTGCTTTAATCATCTCAACATTCGCCGCAATAGCAATAGGTCAAACTATTATTACTGAGGGCATTGGAGAGGTTGGTTTAGTCTTGATAGGCTTAACCACTGGTTTCGCAGCTGATTTCGCAGTTACAAAAGCAAAGAAAGATTAGAAAAGCTATGTTTTGGGTGATTAACCCAACTTTTCTCTCTTTTTTCTACAAAACTTAAATAGGATTCAAGTTTATGATTTATATGGTAAAAGTAGCGTTTAATGAGCTTTCGTCAAGTCTAAAAGCAGTGAACCAAAACCAAACAGATGAGCGTTTTTTTGAGGGTCTTTTAACCGTTGAGATGAAAGATAAACAGGGTGAAGTTACAATTGTTGATGAATTATACAAGGTTTTGCCTGTATGGATGGATAGAGGCGCACCTATAACAGATACCCATTCTAACAGAATAATAGGAAAAGGCATTAATTATGCAAAAACTGTTGTTAAAAACCAAGATGGTGTTGAATTACCTGCAATTAAAATAACTGGAAAAATTTATAAAAATTACGAATTAGATAATCTTATTTGGGAAAAAATCAAGCGAAATGAGTATAAAGGACTCTCATTTGGTGGCGCAACACGAAGTCAAAGAACCCCAATGAGGATGAAAGATGGCTCAATGGCATATGCATTAACTGATTTAGAACACTATGAAGTTGCAGTTTGTAAAGACCCAGCAGTTCCAATGGCAATTATAACTGATTTTAATCCTATTGCAAAAGCACAGTTTAATTCAGAGAAAAGAGATGATGGTAAATTATTAATCAGATGTAGTGGTATGGGCTGTTATGTTGATAAAGCTGATTTATCAGAAGAAGACACATTTGAAGCAAAGGTTAGAAAACTTGTGTCTGAAGGTAAGTCAAGAGAATCTGCTGAAAAGATAGTAGGTAGTTTTGTTAAAAAAGAAAGAGGAGAGCTTTATATCCCAAAAAGAGGATTTGGTGTAGAATTACCAGAAGAAGAACCAGAAGATAAAAGCAAAAAAAAGAAAATTAGAAAAACAGATGATGAGGAAGAAGATAAAGAAAAAGACGATCAGAATTTATCAGAAATTAATGAAAGAACGAAAGAAGGAAATAATGCCTCAGTAACTACAGATGATGGATTTAATGCTAGATATAGTGAAAAAGATAAAGAAGAGGGTGATGATTCAAAAGAACGACAAGAAGATGGTAGGGATCACTCTGATTCTAGTGGTGATCATCATAGTATGTATAATCAGGATGGTGCCAATGCACAGCGTTTAAACACAGTAAATCGTTCAATAACAGAGATAAATCAGGCAGTTACAAACCTTAATCAGTATGTAATTAATGAAGTAAGTAAGGCAGACACTACTGTTAATCAACAGGGTGGAGTTAGAAATGACATTTCAGGCATAAATAGACAGGGTAGTTTAGACCCAACAGACGCTTCTGGGTTAATAACACCTGTAAAAGATCATAAAGAGGAAGATGAAGATGAAGATAAAGACAAACATCCAGCAGAAAAGGAAACAGAAGGAACAAAAGAACATGAAACCAACAAAGCAATGTCTGGTTTATCAGGTCTTATATAGAATACAGTAAACTATATAAAGGTATTATTTCAATTAATCTTAATAACATGACTCTCGAAGAACAAATTCTAAAAGACGACGAGAAGGAAGAAGAAGATAAAAGCGATGAAAAAGAAGAATCCTCAGAAGAAACTCAAAAATCTTTTGACGAGGCTCTAATCAACACTTTATCTACACTTACAGAACATGTAAAGTCACTATCTGACGGACAGCAATTAATTTCTGACCGTATTGATTCACTAGAAAAGTCTGGTAACTTAGGTGAGGCAGAGGATAAAACCGAGCTAAACATAAAACCTGCTGACAGTGATGAAGAAGATATTGGTGCAGATGTTACAGTTCCTGATGAATACCAATCTAATTCTAGACAAACTGGATTAGACTCAGACAGATCAAATAATGATGGTGAAAAATCACCAGAAGATGATGAAAGCAACCTTAAAATGCAAGAAAAGGCTGCCCCAAGACAGATTCAGAAGCAGAACTTTAACTTCACAACTGAGACCCCAAGACCAAATGCAGCACTTGAAAGTGTCGCAAAATCTGGTGAAAGAGAACTAAATATGGTTCTTAAAGACGCTAGAACAGAAGGTTTTGACGGACTAAATGTTGTTGCACAGAATATACTTAGTGGCAAATACTACACTCCATCCGAAGAGGAGGCATGGTTCTAATGGTGCAAATCCGAACAATCGACGAATTAGAAGCACTCTATTACGGTCAAAACCGTAACTTAATCAGAAAAGCTGATGCTCCAGTCGTAACATCCACAGCAGGCGTTTTCAACGCAATCTTTGGTGCTTATGCATGGGCGCAACTTAACCTTGAGGCAAACGCCTTTGGTATCTTACCAAAGACCCCTTGGGATAAATCTGGTTGGAGGGCTATAACTGCAAAACCAACTTTGAACACAACAAACGGTAACACCACACTAGGTGGAACTGCAGAAGGTGGACAAATTGCACAAACTGTAAAGCCAACTTTACAAGAGATCGACATCAGACCAAAAACAGCTCAGTTGCCATTCAGTGCATCTGAAGTTATGGAATGGTTGAGTACTCACAGTAAAGATGACATTTGGGGAGGATTAGGTTCACTCCGATTGTATATGGCAGTACAACATAAAGAATTCTTAAACAGAATGCTTTTAGCAGACGTCGAAAAGGAAGCAGCAGATGCAAGTGGAGCCAACAGTGGTCACACTAACTTTGAATCACTAGACAGAATCATCAGCTCAAACGCTGAAGAGACTGCATTAGGAGGTTCACACGCAGGTTATTATGATCCATGGGCTGCAAACGCAACTATTGACAGAGATTCATCAAGTACATTTGATTGTACTGTTGATTCAGCTTCAGGCACTATAGGTACCAACGGTGTACTTACTGACGATACATTAAGAACTTTCTTACGAAAGATTCGTATTGCAGCAGGTAAAGATCCAAACGTATTCCTAGGTTC